CCAATTTCAGTCAGCCAAAAAGGTTTAGATTGCGGAACCCAGCCTGTTGAAACAGCGCTCTCAACCCCGTTCACACGGTTATAATGCGCATTCCCCCACCAATTTCGTAGGTCTTTATAGCGAAACACCCACGGCTTTTGCACGGCGCCGTCTGTTATCGGCGTGCGATTTTGCGCGGCACGGTCAGAAGCAGAGCTGTAAAAATAATCATACCCCTCTCCGCCTTCCATCTGACTTTTTAGATAATTCAAATCATAAATATTTTGGGCAAGTGGCGCGTCTAGATGATTATCCCCGTCGCGCCAATCTGACAGAGGAAAATAAGCATCAATACCCACCGCGCTGATCGCGGGACTGGCCCAAAGCGGGTCGAGATGAAACGTGACGTCTCCGCCACTATTTCCAGACGCATCTTTCACATGGTGGCCATAATATTCCGTCCAGTCTGCAGCATATGTCAGCGCCACGCTCGTTCCGACAATTGATTTCACATCCGCAGCAAGGGTCACAAGGTGCGCGACAGAAGGATAAGCTCCAACCCCGCTCCGAAGCGTTGTGACGCCCCGCATTTCAGACCCGATGACAAATCGGTCAACACCTTGGGAATGCGCGGCGAGTTTTGCATAATGCATTATAAAACGGCGAAACCCGTATTCACCACTTGGGCCTGAATATGTGATCTGAGCATCGGTCACACCGAAATCTGACGGCATGCAAACGCCAAAGAAATTATCGATTTCAGGGAGGATAGACGGCGTCATATCAGGGCTACCCGTTTGATCAGGTGCCGTTGAGGCTGTGATACGTCCTCGCCAAGGGAAAACAGATTGACTCCCCGCGCCATTATAGGGATTGGGTAGATTATTGTCCGAAGGAATATCCATAAGGATAAACGGGTAAAGTGTGACGCTATATCCACGAGACTTTAAATCAGATATGGCCTCTAAAATGGATTGGTCCGACGGCGTTCCTCCGAAGTTTGAACGACCCTCCCCGTCCTGACTTATCAAATAGGCGCTCGCTTGATCGTCTGGGCCAACAGACCAATTGTCACCCACCATTTCGCGGTCATTATGATCGACACCGGGACGAATTTTACACATGCCGCACCGAAGGTCAGACCCAAACCAGCTGATAATTATTGATACAGATTTACATTCAGGAAACTCATTTTCGAGCTGATCTATCGCCTTAGAAAAATCTGACACCCCTGAGCTATTATTCATATTTAACGGCTTGGACGTTCCCGGCCCAACGATCTGTTCTTTTACACTTGGACTATAGGCAAATTCACCTGATGACGGGAGAAGGTTCACGCCTGTCACGAGGGTTTCTAGACGCTCGCCCGTATTAGCTTCCTTTGGCACGCGCATCAGTTCGACATTGATTTGTGGCAGACGGTTACCAAAATCACCCAGTGGAAAACCTTCAAAAACAATATAGGATGTATTTCGAAAGGCAGGTACAGTACCGCCTTCAGTCGCGCTGATAATGGGGTCTGGCATCTGGTCTGCTGTGCCTTTGTGAACCCGGTAAGACAGGCCTTGGGTATTTAACACAGCGCCGTTTGCCCAGATGCGATCAACGGACAATATCTCGCCTTCGCAAAGTCCAATCGCAAAACTAATGGAATAGCTATAATTGGTTTGTGTCGGCCCGCCGCCTTTCCCCCCTGCGCTTTCTGTCTTGGCATATTCGGTCAATTTAGATGCCCAGATCACTTGCCCCGCAATTCGGACACGCCCGTAAATACGCGGCATAGGCGCACCGTCGCGCGACGTCTGAACATGAAAGCTATCCAAACGCGGGCCTTCGAAATTCCGCGTATCAAAGGCATTAGAAATCGCGCGATTGGCAAAGGATAACGCAGTGCGTTTTGCCGTGCTAACTAAGGTAGAGCCAATATGCCCCGCCGCCGTCAAAACAAGTGATGACATAATCAGTCCAATCCAGGAAAAGTAAAACTATGGCTCCAACGCCGTGTCCAATACGGCACGAGATAGCTCTCAACGACGGCCCGCCCCCAATAGGCATGAAAGATGCGGTCAGGCGCAGACAGAATGGCCATATGTTTGACGGGCGCCGTTTGGGCCATACGAAACAAAAGCACGTCGCCCGCTTGTGCCGCCGGTTTTTCGAGAGGCTTCAGACACGCGCTGGCGGCATTCAGCAAAGTTTCCTGACCCTTTTCTTCGGCCCAATTCGGGGTATAGGGCGGAACATCCATTGGCTCCGCCCCGTAAAACTCTCGCCAGATTCCGCGTATCAATCCAAGGCAATCACAGCCCGCATGTTTTACGCTCGCTTGATGTTGATAAGGTGTATCAATCCAATCGCGCGCCGCCTCAATAATTGCCGCTCGGCTTATAATTTGGGTCATGAATAGCGCGAGCCGCCGTCAAAGACTTGGCCCTCTTCTGGCGCAGCTTGCAGGGCATCATCCCCAAGCAGATAAGGAAACCCGCGAAAATTCTCGATATTAGAAAATGTGCTTTGGCAGACTGAAAACGTTCTTGCGCAGATCGTGCCCTCTGGGAAATTAGCAGCATTCACGCCGCACCGTTCATCGCCAAATTCTGCGTCGCACAGGCTCGAAAACACACGCCCTGTAGAGTGCTCAAGTTGACTACTGCGCCCAACCCATTCGGCTTCAAACGCCTCGCCGCTCCGACGGATAACCCCCAAATGTCCTGAGTTCACGTGCACAATCTGTTCCGTATTCAACCAATTAACGCGGAAGTGATCAATGCGCGCGCTATCATATACGCCGTTGGAAATATCCAAAGACGTTATGCGGTCACTCGTTAGAACACCTTGCACGGCGCCGCTATCAGATGAAAAGCCAAGACGGGCCTCGCTCATGCCTGCGTTCAATCCGCTAGATGCGTGATAAACCAAGCCTTCAATCAGAAGGTCTTGGTCATGATCCGTAAATCCGAGTTGAGTATTATTGGACAAGGCCAAACGCCAAAGCGAACATTGTGTCGTCACTTCGCGACGAAGATAGGCCCCAAGGCTTGTGCTAAACGTTCGCATATTCACGCACCTCTATCAGCGGAATATTGGCGGCTTCGCCCGCACCGAACGCCTCAAGGGTAAGCTCAAGCGCGTCAGTATCAAACCGCACAGGCACGTGAAATTCAAAGCCTGCCGTAATAATAGCGCCTGCGGCGGGAGCCGTTTGCAGAGTTACAAGTCCCGTCAAAGCATTCACATTGACAGTCTGCGATACTCCGTTCACCGCAAGATGCACGGACGCCGCAATCGGTTTTGTAATCGGCCTGATATAGGCACCTGATATATCCCCGTAAGACTTAACCAGTTGAAACGTCGTTTGCGCGCCGTCTCCGACACCAAGACCTTGATCTGTGGCGCTTACGCTCTGACTTGGAAGGCAGGATTTAAAATCCGTCGGGTCTTTAAATCGAAAGCTATATAGTTGCCCCATGCGCGCCTCGAAAAAGGCGATAAGCTTGTGCAAATCATCAATACTTTTGATACCTGCGCCCGCATTATATTTTCGGCGCGAATGTGCGTGCGGGGTATTTCTTTGCTCCGCTCCATTTGTAAGCGGCGTGATTTGGGTTAAGCGTTGCGGCCCACCGCTCGCGCCAAAGGCAAGTGAAAGTGGGAACTCCACATCGTGAAATCCTGACATATTATTTCCTATTCAATGGGGTTAGATAAAACGCATTAAGTAAAGCGTTGACCGTCATTTACAGCCCGCGCGAGGGCGGCTGAAATCTGACCTTGAGAGCGTTGAAAACTCCGCGCATCCGAGACGCCGTTAAGGTTCATAGTGATATTGGGATTGCGCGATTGCGACGAACCATTGCCCCCTCCGCCAAGCGCGGATTGTAACGGGCCAAGCAAGAGGTCTTCTATCGCCATTTTTGCAAGGTCACGCGTAACGGATTCTGCCAGCGCGTTAAAGGACAACTCCCCTGACGTCGCCGCTTTGGACAGGGCCTTTGCAATACGGTCGCCCGCAAGTTCGAACGCCTTGGCGGTTGCATCGGCCGCATGTTCTCCGTCCTCTTTTGAGAACCGTCCCAACGCGTTTAAATTCTCATTCATTGTGTTTTATCTCCTGATCGGGGAAGTTTTGTAAAAGCGCGTCAAAATCTATACGGGTCATGGCGGGCTTCGAGTTTTGCGCAATAAGCGTTCGCCAATCGCGGACACTCATCTGCCAAAACGCTGCGGGTGACAGGCCAAACCGCCCGACAGCCAGTTTAAGCCAGTCATCAAAAGGCCAATCCGTATGTGCTGTTTCAGGCAAAGGCATTTTCAAAAGCCTCACATATTTGCGGCAAAACCTGCATGATTTGGGAGTCTGTCATTTGGGGTATTTCGCCTACACTTAAACATTCAAAAATGACGCGGGCTTTGGAGAGGTTTAGCGTGACTAATTCTGATTGAAGCGCCTCTGGCCCTGTGATCGAGAGCCGCGCGGAAATCTCCGCTAGCCCCCCAATTGTCAAACGGAGTGTTACGCGCTGATCGTTTAAAACCACGCGCGCGTCCCCTTTTTGAAAGCCCATTAGGATATCGCTGTAAAGCTTGGCGCGCCCGCACTGCTGAGCGCGATTTCATAACTGGCCTCGCCGTTAAATGTGCCTGAAAACGACAGGGTTGAAATCTGAAACGGGCCTTCAATAATCCCAAAATCAGGAATGATAAATTGAAAGGTCTCTAAGCTTTGTTCAAAAAATGCCGCCCGCGCCAATGCATCCGATTGCGCGTCGCGAAACACACCCGCACCAGATATATCTGCAGACTTCACCCCCGCCCCCGGTAAAAGCTCACGCCAAGCTTCTGCACTGTCAGAATTTGTGATATCCACAGACCTTGCATTTAGGCGCAAAGACTTCGTGCGAAGACCTGCAATGGTCACAAACGTCCCATTATCTTTTTTGATTTTGACCAACATATCGCGGCCGCGTTGCGCGCTCATGGTGTGACCTCTAAATCGGATTGAATGGTGTAATTGATACGCAAAATACCGTGCAAAGTACGCCCGTCAGGCGTCCTGAAAATATCGGTATAAACAATATTGGCGCTGACCTGTTTGGCTGCGCCCATATCAAGTGACGTTGTTTCCAAAACCTTTGTCAGTTCCGACAAGATTGTGACCGCCTCTATGCGCCCAGAATAACGCGACCAGATATGAAGGTTGACTGTGTGCGCCGATAGCGCCGTTTCGTCTGCACTTATGTCCTCTGATCGCATCGCCCCGTAAGTCAGATATGGATAAATCGGGTCTTCGGGCGCGTGGTCATAAAGGCGCGGAGAGACGCCCAGCACGGCCTGTATATTGGGCGAGGATGAAAGTCGCGCATGCAGGGCTTCAATAAGAATTTTGGATGTGGTGAGCGGGTTCATTGGGATTCTTCTTCGCAAATAAGGTGTAAACGTTCGCGGCGTGTGTCGGGGTCAGAGGCCGTAATAACGCGCAAGATTCGATCGCCCCACATCACACGGACGCGTTCGGGAAAGGCGTCTTGAAACCGAATGACAAGGCGGTAGGACTGGGTCACAGCAAGGCGACCATTCTCGCCTGTTTCTTGCGAAGTGCGGGGCTGAATATCCGCCCAACACGCCCCGTAATAAACCCATTGTATGGACTGACCGCCTGCCGCATCTGGCGTTTCATTTGGGACATAAAGCCCCAAACGATGGCGCAATTGCCCGATCATAGTCGTAGCGTCCGGTAAGGCATAAGCAGGGCATCCACCATCATGGGAATTGAACGTGGTTCTGCGGGTTTGCCCTCTTGCAAGCGATGCTCATAAGATTGTGCCACAAGCAAAAGGATCGCTTGGCGAATCGGCATGGGGATGTTGTCCGTTAGAGTGCCGTAACCTGCGGTCAATTCGACTTCGAGTGTCGCAATTCTATGCGGGGCGACCGTCCATTGTATTCCGCGTTTAAGGCGCAAGCTTGCAGGCACGCACCGCAGATTTACATCCAGCTTTTTAAGCGGGATGTTTTCCGTTTCGCCGCTATCAAATATGGCTGTGACCGTTTCAACTGATATGACAGGCGTGTGGTTTAGAAAGACGCCGCTTCCCGTGACCGCTTTCGCGGAATATAGACGTCGGCGCGAGATTAAGCTTATGCGCAGAAGGGTTTCAATCCGCACCCGCGCCGATTGAATTAAATCCCCGATCAACCCGTCTTCTGAACTGCCGTCGACGCGAAGAAAGCTTTTAGTGTAAGCCAAATCAACGGGTTCAATTGGCGGCGGGTCAATATCTTGGATAGGCATAAAATCTCGATCTGAAAATAAAAAAGCCGCGCAGACTGCGCGGCTTACAAAAGTGGATTTGGAGAGGTCTATTACGAGGAAAATTTCAGCAATTTGATTGAATTAAAATCTTGAACCCCGCCGCCGACACGCTTCGTCGTATAGAATAAGACGTAAGGCTTGGCCGAATATGGGTCGCGCAGAACACGGACACCTTGGCGGTCAACAATCAAATAACCCCGACGGAAATCACCAAAGGCAATCGGCGTGCTACCAGATGCGACATCTGGCATGTCTTCGATTTCAACAAGGGGATAGCCAAGCAAACTCGACGCCGTGCCCGCCTCTTTCGCCGCTTGCCAGATATAGTTCCCGTCTGCGTCTTTAAACTTTCGGATCATACCAACTGTGCGGCGGTTCATGACGAAACTGGCATTCGGGCGATAGCGCGGCTTTGGTGCATAAATCAAATCAAGCAAGGCATCTCCAGGCGCGCTTGCGTCGAAATCGCCGTCTGTGCCTGTTGTGACATAACCCAGATTTCCCCATGTCTGGGCGCTATCGTCTTGTTGGGCGTAATCGAGGAACCCACGTGGTTTATTTGCGCCATTCCCTGACGTAAACGCCGCGGTTTCTTGGGCGGCAAACACATCGCGCACTTCGTCAGCGAGCCATTGATCCACATCGGCAACACTATCATCAAGCAAGCTCTGCGTGGCTGCTGGCATGGCGTAAAGTTCACCCGCTGGGAAATCAATCAGATCAAGAATAGGCGCCGTTGTTTCAGGACGCGCATCCGTTTCGCCGGCCCAGCCAGACGCCGCGCCACCAGCGCTTATGGGCTTTTTAAACTGGCCCGAACCAATTTGTCGAACAGTGGCAATAGACCGAAACGGCGACGCGTCTTTCAACGCCATATCAATTGAATTTTCCGTTTCAATCGGCGCGATATATCCGCCTTCACTGTCGGTTGTGCTCAGGGATTTGCCTTCCAGCGCTTTGAGGCCTAACAGTTCGCCAGACCGAATATAATTTGACCATGCGGATTTGGCTTCACTGCGCGGAGCTTGACCCGTGAGTACGGGCTGGCTGGTCATTAAAGAAATTTGGTCAAGATGTTTTTGTTGTTGATCCAATGCCGCATTCAGGCGTTCAACCTTCGCATCGACCAAGGGGTCTACGGATTGCTTTTTTTCAATCGCAGATAATCTTTCATCATTTGCAGACTTGAAAGCTTCAAAAGTTGAAGAAAAGTCTGAGAGGAAT